CCTTTAGCTGAGTTAGCTACCTTACCTATAAAAGATACTACAGGTATGCATGGTGAAGCTATTACATATAACTCACAGCAAGCTACCTTTATAGAACTAGCTTCTAGTGGTAAGTCATGTGTCTTAGTAGGTGCGGCAGGTACAGGTAAGACTACATGCTCGCAAGGTGCTATCTCTAAGCTTATTACATCTGGCAAGGTAAGCATACCCACCTTACAAGCTGATGGGCATAAGCACCTTAAAGATGGAGGACCAGGTATTCTAATCATATCATATACTAGACGCGCTGTTAACAACATAGCTAAGGTACAGTCTAGTGATATGAAGAATAACTGTATCACTAGTCATAAGCTATTAGAATATGCACCTGAATACTATGACATAGAAGATATACATACAGGACTAGCTAAGAGAACTATGCAGTTTGTACCACAGCGTAATGCGGCATTCCCTTTACCTAATAGCATACATACTATCATAGTAGAAGAAGCATCTATGCTAAGTACTGAGCTATTCGTTAACATAGAAGCGGCATTAGCGCATGAGGTACAGTGGATATTTATAGGAGATATACAACAACTACCACCTGTATTCGGCTCTGCTATCTTAGGCTTTAAGATGTTAGAGTTACCTGTAGTAGAGCTAACAGAAGTATATAGGCAAGCCTTAGAGTCTCCTATTATACGCTTAGCACATCGCATCTTATCAGGTAAGGCTATTAATGTTAGCGAGTATCCTGAGTGGGCAGTAGAGAATAAGCTAACAGTACACCCTTGGAAGAAAAAGCTTAGTGCAGAGAATGCTGTACTGACACTAGGTGCATTCTTTAAGCAAGCTATAGATAAGGAAGTCTATGACATACATGAGGATATGATACTTATACCTTATAATAAGTCATGCGGTACTACTGAGCTTAACAAGATTATAGCTAATCACTTAGCACGTAAGCAAGGTGAGCGTACCTTCGAAGTAATGGCAGGCTTTAATAAGCATTACTTCACCGTACATGATAAGGTACTATATGACAGAGAAGATGCAGAGATAATTCATATAGAACCTAACGCTGTATACTCAGGTGCTAGAGTACAGCCACCTTCTATACACTTAGACTATTGGGGACATAACCCTAACATAGCTAATGAATCATCTAGTCATAACTTTGAGGATGATATAGACTTACTCTTAGCATCTGCCGCAGATGATACAGAGGATAGAGTTACACAGTCTTCTCATATAATACACGTACGTCTGTTAGATTCAGGTAGAGAGATACCTGTTAACAAGGCGGCTGATGTTAATAACTTACTGCTATCCTATGCTCTTACAGTACATAAGAGTCAAGGTTCTGAGTGGCGTAAAGTGTTCGTATGCTTACACCAATCTCATAACAGTATGTTACAGAGAGAGCTGTTATACACAGCAGTAACTAGAGCAAGAGAAGAGCTGTATGTTATATGCGAGCCTGAGTCCTTTACTAAGGGCATCATAACACAACGTATTAAAGGAGAGACTTTAGAAGAGAAGGCAACATTCTTTAAAGGTAAGCTAGACCCTAACATAACTAATGACAGAGGATATTAATATGACATTTTCAGATATAATAATTGATGCAGAAATGGTGGCTTACTTAGTCACCTGCCTGTTACTACTATCTCTATTAGCAGTAGCTTACTTAGCTTCTAAGTTAGTAGAGATAATTACCAAAAGAGATAAGGAGCAAGCTATACTAGATACTTACATAGCAAATAGAATACTAGCAGAAGCTACTAGAAAAGCTGAGTCAGAAAGTATAAGGAGTACTAAGTGAAAGTACTAATAGAGATAGAGCTACCTAACATACATCTACAAAAGATGGAAAGCTTAAAAGATATAAGTGATGCTGTATATTTAGCAGAGATTACAATGCTTACAGCTATAACACTGTACTCTATGTATAAACCTAAGGAGGCAGTAATATCAACTCAGTCAGTCAAGGGCATAGCTGTTAGCTCTGAGACTGAGGAAGATGATGCTTACATAAGAGCATTAATGCAAAGAGAAGAGAATAGGAGTAAGCACTAATGAGTATATTACAAAGTATGCAACGCCAGTATAACTGGTTAATTAACTATAGGTTACATAGGATAGCTACCTCAGACCTACCTGTCTGTCTTAATACTAGTGATAGAACTACTATGTTAATAGCTAGGCACAATGATTTAATACATGCTGTTAAGTTATCCATAGAGATAGACTACTTAGAGACTAAGATACGAATAGTTACTCAGCGCAGTTGGACTCATACTAAAGGAGGTAAAGCAGAGATTAGAGATAGCATTAGATTAGACTGTTACATAGACAGGCTACGCTTAGTAAAAGATATGTATATTAAAACGCCCTCTAGTACCCAGCGTATGACTTACCTTAAGCTTTAAGTCATTAAGCATCCCTATAGGGTAGAGTAAAAAACATCTTGACGTTTTAAGCCTACCCTATATAATGGTTACTCAATTAGCCAAAAGCTATTGTACGTGCAATACCTAAGTTTAAACCGTAGCTAAAGCAATACTGCTAACTAGCTAACTTACATACTACAGGATACTATCCCATGTCAGAAACAGAACAAGCAACCCAAGACAATGACGCAGTTGAAACCACTGGCGAAACTAAGTCGCAAACAATCAGCGTAATAAATCCAACTCCCGAAGAAATGAAAACTCTTACAGAAAACATCAAAGTTAACTATAACTTTAAAGTCAATGTACGTCCTACACAGTTTAACTTTAAGAAGTCTAAGGATAAAGAGACTGGTATCGAAACTGTGCGTGAAGCTGTAGTATTAGCAGTGCCTTACCCAAGCGTAGAAGGCATTGTAGCTATCTTAGAAGAAGGCGGTAAGGGCTTAGAGCTATTACAAGATGCCATTGAGACTGTCATTAACAGCCAAGCTCGTGACCTCTTATATGAAGACTACTCTCTTACAGCGGCTACGTTCCCTGTAGATAAGTGCTCGTGGGACTTTATCTCTAAGATACCTAAAGCACAGCGTCGTGGCGGTGGTATACCTAAAGAGATTTGGGAAGCGTTTGGTCAGGACTACGTTGAAGTTATGCCAGATGCTACTGGTAAGACTGTTGAGCAGATTACTAATGCGGCTAAGATTCTAGTCAATAAGCTAGCTTCTGTTAAAACTAACGAGCCGGTACTTAACTTACTCGTAGAGCAGTTAGCTGTCTATGCAGGTGCTTCGCCTAACGTAGAAGAGTTCGAAGAGTGCATCGCGTTCTTGCTTAACAAAGCAGATACGTTCCTTAATGTTAAAGATGAAGAGTTACTTGCTAATCTTTAATACCTAACCTTTAAATCTTAACTCTTAGCAGCTTACATAGTGTTAAGAGTTATTTAACAGGGTGTTTAGGCAGACAGCTATAGTCTTTCTTAGCTGGTTACCTATAGTATAAGTCCTAGACACCCCTTTAAATAACTCTTTACCCTCCCTTCTCTAACCTTTATCATAATTATAAGCGACTATCATATACCTATGACTACCCGCAAGTACCATCCTATCTGGCAGGCTATTAAAGTTTATAACTACGCATCTGTAGCGGCAGACCCTGCCTTACATAAGCGCATAGCTAAAGCTGTTCGTAAGGAAAAGTGCAATGATAAAGGTTGGAGTCTTTTACAGCTAGAAGATGGTAAGAAGTGGCGCTTAGATAGGTTATCTAAAGGCAGTCTGCTTACTTTTACACTAGTTGATGTTACACCTGTAATCTACACCTTATAAACCAGCTAACCGAAAGGTATATACTATGAGCAATCAAGCATTTGAAGTAAAGGAGAAGTTAGCACAGTTAGAAGCCCTGTTAGTAGCAGGTACACCTAACATCGCTACCCTTCTAAGAGACATACATCGTACACTTAAGCAAGACCCTGATGTTGTAACTATTATGACAGAAGAAGAGTGTGCTATATTAGTGAGTGGCTTAAAGCAACAGACTAAGACAGCTATTGCTACTAAAGCTACAAGCAAGAGTCCTAAGAAAGCTATGTCTAAAATGACAGTGGGAGACTTGTAATGTCTGAGACTACTCCCACTAATTCAGAAGCACTTACTAAAGCTATCAATGATGTAGAGTACTTAGTTACTGACTGCATCACAGCTAATGAGCAGTTATCAGACCGTATAGATGAGCTTACAGCTAAAGTGCGATCACTTAACGATACTATAAATAGCTTAGATGAAGAGCTTATCGAAAAGAATCAAGAGATAAAAGAGCTAGAAGATACTATAGACTCCGACCTTACATCTAAGTATGATGTAGCTAAGGCTATGTTTAACTTTGTATACAGCGGCAGTAAAGAAGATGAACTTAAGTATTGGGTAGAAGCTTGTCATGCTCTGAGTATGGAAGCCTAATGACTACACTAGCCGAGCGTATGGCTAACTTAAAAGCTTCTAGCAATACAGATACTAGAAGCGAACTTAAGAACTCTACGCATATCTATACATTGTTAGAGATATATAATAAATCCCACTATGAGTGTTACATTAACTACATGGAGGGATTTACTTTGCTTGTGGATTGGCTATGTCCTACACCTGAGCAACTTTATATACCTGACAATGACAGTAACCTTAAGCTACCTCCTTTAGTAGGTGGTTATGAGACTAGCGCAGTAGGTAAAGTACTATCTAATAAGAAGTATGGCTCTGCACATAGAGACGACTACTTAAAGATACATAACGATATAGGTATTATCATCTTTATATACTGCGCTAAAGATATTCCTAAGGAATACTTATGAGTCAAACCAGCGATAGAATTCAAGCACTACTTGCTAAGCATAAGCTAGGCAGTAGCAGTAATGTAGCAGAGAAAGCAGCAAGAGATAAGGCTACACTGTTAGCATCTAAGAAGTCGTCAGTAGTTATAGACGATATACTAGACGAGCTATCATTAGAGCTTGACAGTAGTGCTAACTATGCTAACAGTGGCGACACATCTTTCTTAGATGGGGATGCAGAAGCTACTGTACCTATTACTATCATAGAGCTAGAAGAGGGAGAGACTGACCCGCGCTTAAAGTTACTAAGCCATAGCTCTAGGACTACCTTACATAAATGCCCGCGTAAGTTTCAACTACACAGGCTTAAGTCTCAGCAGATATCTCTAGTAAAAGAGAAAGAAGAAGAGCAAGGTGTTACGTTTGCTTACGGACATGCCGTAGGTACTGGCGTAGCATCTGCCTTAGAGAATCCGCTCGACCTTGATAAAGTTATATTAGAGACTTTCCTTGCGTGGGATACAGAACTCTTAGATGAGAATGTTAAGCAGAACAAAAGCTATTGGCTTGCACAGTTTGCAGTAGAGAAGTTCTACGGTATGTTAGCTAATGGCTTTCTTAATGACTATGAATTAGTATACTACCAAGGTAAGCCAGCCATAGAACTTAGCTTCTGTATCACTATGCCTAATGGCTTTTACTATCGTGGTTTCTTAGATGCTGTACTTAAGCACAAAGAGACTGGCGAGATAATGGTATTAGAGAACAAGACATCTAGTGGCACAGCTAACAGTGCTTACTTTAAGAATAGCGGACAGGCAGTAGGATACTCAGTAGTATTAGATATCTTATTCCCTGAGCTTAGCTCTTACATAGTACTGTACCTAGTGTATGAAAGTAAGAGTTATGACTACGTAGAGTTACCCTTTAAGAAGTCACTACTACAGCGAGCCTTATGGCTACAAGAGCTTCTTATAGATACACAAAACGTAGGCACGTTTGAGAAGTTTGGCTCTTACCCTATGCACGGTGAGTCCTGCTTTGACTTCTTTAGAGAGTGTGAGTATCTATCCTTATGTACACTTAGTACTGCTAGGATAGCTAAGCCACTTACCCAAAAGATACTGGATGATATAGATAAAGATATAGCCAGCTATCAATTTCAAGTAGACTTCTATGACCTAGTACAGGCACAGATAAGTAAAGGAGAGTAACCAGCATGATAGATAATAACAGTAATACGCCACCAGATTGGCATGAAGAAGTACCCTTAGAACGGGAAGCACCTTTAACACCTGAGGAGTATGTTAATCCTTATGGCGTTAAGTATGATGCACGTGTACTTACCACTGAAGTGATTATTATACAGGAGGTAAAGACTTTTACGGAGAAGGCTATCTTAGTAGTAGCTGTTAACCCTGACACAGGTGAGCTAACAGACGAGTGGTTTCCTAAGAAGTTATGCTCTAACATTAGTGAGGAACAAGGCACTATGCGTGTATGGAATGTCTTTGTTAATGACCACAAGCCACACCTTATAACCGACGGAGAGTAGCATGGCTAACTTAGCTACTAAGAGTGCTAGTGTTACCTCTAGTGTTATAGTATATGGCGCACCTAAGTCAGGTAAGTCACTACTAGCAGGCGAGTTAGCTGAGCACTTTAAACTCATATGGGTAGACTTAGAGAATGGGCATGAGACTTTGTTCCAACTGCCAGAAGCATGGCAAAAGAACATAGAGCTTATCAACCTACCTGATACTAGGTCTTACCCTATAGCTATAGAGACCTGCCTTAAGATGGTTAAAGGTAAGGTAGATATATGCGACGCTCATGGTAAGGTTGGCTGTATGATATGTAAGAAAGAGGAGGCAGCTTTTGTTACTACTGACTTACCTAACCTAAGTAACAACACAGTAGTAGTCTTTGACAGTCTTACCCAGCTATCTAACTCAGCTATAGCTCACATCACTAAGTCTAAGCCAGATGATTATAAGCTAGACTATGATGATTGGGGTAACTTAGGTAAGCTGCTAGAGATTTTCTTATCTCATCTACAACAGGCTAAGTACAATGTAGTAGTCATTAGCCATGAAGTAGAAGCAGAGACAGAAGGTAAGAAGAAAACCTTAGTACCTGTAGGCGGGACTCGTAACTTCTCTCGTAACATAGCTAAGTACTTTGGGCATGTGGTATATGCAGAGCGTAAGAATAAGAAGCATGTATTTAACAGCTCAAGTACTTACGCTACTACTGTACTAGCAGGTAGCAGAAGTAACATAGACCTAGATACTGGCGACTCTAAGCCTAGCCTATTGCAAATCTTTAAGCCTGACTTGTATACTAAGAACAGTATAGTAACCACAGCAGCTCAAGTCTCTGTAAAGGCTAGTACGCAGTCTATATTAGACAGACTAAAAAAGAAGTAGACAGGAGATGGAAGGGTGGTATAGTAGTTATTCAGTAGTTACTATGCCGCCCGCTTATTACTTAGCTATATAATCTTTACCTACTAGAGCTTATATAGCTAGGATACCTAGCATGAAATACTTATATACTTAAATTAAATACTTAAATTAAATACTTAAAGGAAATACATTATGTCCGATTTAGATACGTTGTTAGACTCCACCTTAGATGACTTAGAAGATTTGCCACAGTTTGCAGTGTTCCCTGCGGGAGCATCGAAGTGCTTGGCTACCTTATCTTCTAAAGATGTTAACAAGAAGCCAGCAATTGAGTTGAGCTTTAAGATGGTAGAGTCTATCGAATTGGTAGACCCACAGGCGACAGCGCCTAAGGAAGGTGATCAATCTAGCTCGTTGTTCTTCTTAGACAATGAGTTTGGGCGCGGTAAGTTTAAAGCTATCGCAGGTTATTTCGCTGACTACGTTGGTAGCACTAGACTACGTGATATAGTAGAAGGTGTTAAAGATGTGGAAGTTATTCTTGTCTCCGCTGCCAAGGTAGATAAGCATGATGACACTAAGATTTACTTGGAAGTAAAGGAGCTACAAGTAGTCTAATAAGTTAGCAGTCTGTTAGTATCTATTAAGCCTCACAGTGTTATGCTGTGGGGTTTTTCTGGTATAAACAGCTAAGGATAATTACTATATGTCAAGCACTATGGCTAACCTATCTAGTCACATAGAGAGACTTAGAAAAGAGAAAGCTCTTATGCCTAACAAGGCAGACGATGCTATTATATTCTGGGGTACAGGAGGTTCATACGGTGATAAGGAGTGGCTACCACATCTTAAAGGATGCGTTGGCTCAGTCACTACTTTTGTAAGACTAGAAGAAGTAACTACCTTAACTACAGTAAAGATGTACTGTAAGCAGAAAGGTGTTACTAGAATTATATCCACCAGCATATCCTTACTTAAGAAGTTATTAGATTGGGATAAGCGGGCAGCACCTAGCCTAGATAATTACTCAGGCTCTCACTTCACAATTCCTTGCTTTGATGCTAACGATGGTGTCATTGAAATAGTATTCATCAAACCTCTTAAGCATCTTGTTACCGTACCCTTCGGTAAGTTCATGGCTAAGCGCCTTGTAACTAAGCTTACTAAACCTGACACATGGTATAAGCCTACACCTTTCAATGGCTTTACATTACTGACACCTGCTAATGAGGCTGACCTGTTCGCTCTTATGCAGAACTGTTTCCTTGTAAGCATAGACATAGAGACTCTCAAAGACCCAGCTCGCATCCGTTGCTTATCTTATACTGGCTTTGGTCACTTCTCTTCTAGTACTGAGATAGAGTCTAGGAGTGTAGTGTTCCCATTAGACAGCGAGTACATGATTAGTGTAATGCGCAAATGGAACTGGGAACTAAAGGCAGCTAAGGTAGGACAGAACTTTAAGTACGACCTAACATATCTTACAGCATACAGCGCACCTATCTATAATTACTTATATGATACTGCGCACTTAATGCATTGTATCTATAGTGAGCTACCTAAAGACCTAGGCTTTCTTAACTCCTTCTATATAAGAGAAGCTGTATACTGGAAAGACTTAGCACAGACTAATGACTTGCATGAATACTATAAGTACAACGCTTTAGATACATGGGGTACAGGTAACTGCTTCCTAGCTATGCTATTAGAAGCGCCAGAGTATGCTATCAGTAACTACCTATTAGAGTTTCCCTTAGTATTCCCTTGCCACCTATCAGAAATGACAGGCATAGACAGAGACAGTGTAGCATTAGATAGAGCTAAGGCTCAGCAGGAAGCTATCATTAAGAAAGCTAACGACTCCCTTAACACTATGCTTGCAGTAGAAGCAGGCACTAACTTTAATGTTAACTCTCCTATACAGATGAAGGCATTGCTTAAAGTGCTAGGCTGTGGCGACCTTAAGAGTGCAGATGAAAAGCATCTTAACAAGGCTAGGTTTAGACACCCCTTTAACGCACGTATACTTAACCATGTTATTGCTATACGTAAGGCACGTAAGTTAGTTAGTACATATCTAACAGCAGGTAAAGAATACTCCAGTCCTACGGGCAGAGGTAACAGAGTCTTATACTCTCTTAACCCACACGGTACTGACACCTCTAGGCTAGCTAGTAAAGAGCATGCTTTCTGGTGTGGACTTAACGTACAGAACATACCTAGAGGTAAGATAGTTAAGCAGACTATGCGAGCTGACGAAGGCTTTTACTTATGCGAGGTTGACTTAGAGCAAGCAGAGTCTAGGGACACAGGCTATATATCTGGTGACGAGACTCTTATAGATAACGTAGAGAACTCACCTGACTTCCATAAGACTAACGCATCTAAGTTCTTTGGCGTACCCTTTGACGAGATTACTAAAGACCTTAGACAACTAGGCAAGCCTGTTAACCACGGTGCTAACTATAACATGGGAGCTTTCGTTCTCATAGATACTATGGGTGAGGATAAGATAGTATTAGCTAAGCAACTGCTAGACTTGCCGCGCTTCTGGACTTACGTGCAGGTTGCTGAGCACTTGCTAGAACAGTTCCATAAAGTCTACCCTAACATTAGAAAGGTATTCTACGCAGGTGTTGTAGAAGAAGTTACTAAAACTAATAAGCTATCTAGCATGGCAGTACATCATAGCTGGAAGCACACAGGTAAATTACATGAGCTTATGGAAACAGCTGAAGCTAACTATGCTAAAGAAGTAGGTAAGGCATGGGTAAGATACTGCTTCCAAGACCCAACTAGGTCTAAGCCTGCACTCAATGCTTACATAGCACACCCACCACAAGCCCTTAACGCACAGACATTAAACCATAGTTATCTTAGTGTGTTCCACGACATAGCTATACACCCTGAACGTAGTAGAAACTTTAAGCTATTAGCCCAAATACACGACTCTATATTCTTCCAGTATAGGATAGGACACGAGTACTTATGCCAGATGGTAGTAGAAAGGATGGAAGTTCCTGTCACTATTAAAGCATATGATGGCGTAGTTAGGACATTCGTAGTACCGGCAGGAGCTAAGAGAGGTTTACATTTACCTCAAGGTTATGCTAAGTACTGGTCAGAAACAGAATAACTAAGGATTGTCTGCCAATGAGTAACGACAACCCAATAGATTTTATTAATCTATACCTAGAGTATACGTCTAAGACAGAGTGTCCTACCTTCTTTCACAGGTGGACAGCAGTCACTGCCCTTAGCGCTTACTTAGGTAGACAGATTCATTTTAACCACGGTCACTTCACACTATACCCCAACTTATACACTATGCTAATAGGTTCTCCTGGAACTAAGAAGTCAAGTGCTATTAAGATTGGGGCTAAGTTGTTTAAGCAAGCAGGCTATAATACCTTTGCACCTAAGAAAACTAGGCAAGAGAAATACTTACTAGACTTAGCAGAGCAGAGCGCTAGGTTAGATGTAGCCGCAGGTAATGTAGATATGGGACTTGACATACTAGACCAGAATCTTTTCGGAGAGTCAGGAGAAGAAGATGCTGATAGCTATATAGGTAAGCCAGCCGCAGAGAGTTTTATAGCTGCTGATGAGTTTAATAACTTTATAGGTATAGGTAACATGGACTTCATTAGTATACTAGGTGAGCTATGGGACTTCGAAGGAGTCTTTGACTATAAGCTTAAGAACTCTAAGTCAGTCTTTATACCTAACCCTACCATCACTATCTTAGGTGGTAACACACCAACAGGATTTGCGCAAGCGTTTCCAGTAGATAGCTTAGGGCAAGGATTCTTTTCCAGACTGCTTATGATATACGGTGAGCCTAACGGAGTCAAGTATACCTTCCCACCTATACCAGATGCGGACTTACAAGCAGACCTAATAGTATTATTACATGAGATTAAGGAGAGTGTTAAAGGCGAGATAACTATGACAGATGATGCCATGCAGTTATTAGATGACATATACAAAGGATGGGAAGGGATAGATGATGTGCGCTTTGAGCATTACGCTAACAGGAGACTAACACACTTGTTAAAGCTATGCTTAGTAATCACAGCGTCTAGACTAGGTACACAGATTACACTTAAAGATGTTATATACTCTAACACATTGCTTACTCACACAGAGAACCTTATGCCTAAAGCACTAGGTGAGTTCGGTAAGTCTAAGCATTCAGCAGTAGCTAACAGGGTAATGGATGTTATATATAACTCTACTATGCCTATTAGCTTTAAAGATATATGGAAGACAGTACACCAAGACTTAGATACCAGACAGCAGTTAGTAGAAATGATAGCTAACCTGATGGTAGCAGAGAAGATACAGACAGTCGAAGGCGGAGCTTACTTACCTATGAAAAAGATTAGAGGTGACGGAGTCAAAGGCGCAGTAGACTGGAGCTTATTAAGCAAAGAAGAATTAGACCTTTAATCATAGGAGTTAAGACAATGGATGATTTTGTACCAGAAGATAAGACTAAGGTAGTTCTACAGTACTTTACAGAAGCTAGAGTTAAGATGATATATGAATGTAATAATCATCCAGTACTTGTAGCTGAGCTTGAAGCATTAGGTAAGGTAGATTGGGCAGAGACTATAGGGGAGATTGCTGCTTACTGCAATGTAATGATGGATGGTATATATACTAATGACGACCTAGAGATATTATACCCGCAGTTAACTAAGCGAATGACAGATACTAGACTAGGTCACGGGAGCGGTATCATACTTAGCTCTGATATTAACCAAGCTAAAGATAAGAGTAAGTTATCATGAACATAAAAAAGCAACCTGGCTGTAAAAATAAGCATTGTGGTGAGGTAAATGACTCAGGTACTCTAGTATGCGGCACTTGTGCACATATCTCTGAGGGTTATATAAAAGAGGCTGATAAGGTAGCTGCAGATCATAAGAAAAAAATTGAAGCTGATCTTATGAGTACATTTAATATGGGCAGTACTTGTCCTAAATGCTTAATGTTATTAGGAAGGTCTAGCCTTAACGCAGGGCATTGCTTAAGATGTGCAGCTGATAAAACAAAAGAGACTACAAAAGCTACTAACGATGGTAGTAACAATGGCACTTCACACTACAATCTGCCTAAAGGAGCTACAGAAGTTAAGCACCTTATATGGCACAAGAATATGAATGCGCAAGTAGGCGAAATCTTTCGGGCTGCTTATAGATTAGGAACCGCTAGCCATAGTAGCAGAGAGCGGGATCTTAAGAAAATAATTGCTTATGCTGAGCAAGAACTTGAAAGGATGGGTATGTATGAAGCAGAAGGAGCAGGGAGAAAAGAAGGAGACAACACCGTTAGAGAACTTAATAACTAACGCTAAGGTCTTGCATTATAATCCAATAGCAGCGGCAGTTAACTATGTATTACATAACTGTCCTGACCATTGGCTAGAGTATAAAACTTAAAGTGGCACTTCCTTGTGCCTGAACTAAGAGTACTTACATTGTCCCAAGCTACTCTGTAAAGTCTCTTAGTTCTTCACCTCCCATCAACCTCTGCATACTCTGACTAAACGGACCGTTCAAATCTTGCTGTATCTTATTCGCCTGCGATAAGTTAGCTGTCTTATATAACTGCCCGAACCACTGATTAAACTCCTTCTGTCTACCTCCTCCCGCTACATAGCTCGTAATAAAACTATCTATATCACTACTGCTAGGCTCCTGCCCTGCAATCATACTACTTTTAATAGCTTCTCCTAATAACTGTCTGCGCTTAGAGTCCTTTAAGGCATAAGCTTTATAGCGATACGTAGCATCTATAGCCACAGCTTCGTCCATTGGCTTACCTCCTAGTACCCTGCCTAAGTTAGTAAGACTTAAGAAGTCATTAGCTCCTATAACATTACCCCTCTTAGATGTACTATAGCTTGCCTGCTCTGGGTTATTAAGACCTTGTAGCACCTGAGCAATTCCTGCTAGCGGACGAGATATACCATTGTGCTCTAGTCCTTGCAGTAGTACAGTACTAATATCAGCACCTTCTATTCCTGACTTCTTAGCAGTCTCAATCATATTACCTATGACCTTAGCAGTAGCCTGTATAATAGGTATCTCAGCTGGACTGTTAGGAACTAAGGTTAGAGTCCTAGGGTTTAAGTCTCCTCGTACATATAAGTTAGTCTTTAGGTCAGGGTCTATGAGTCCTAAGGCATTAGATGCTACACCATACATAAGCCAGTCACCTGCTTCCTTACCTACTGTACCATATGTCGCATCGTATATATCCTTATGATTTTGATTACCAGATGCGTTACCTATGATGTTAGTATTAACAGCGTCAAAGCCAGGTAAGCCGTTCATACCATGTATCGTACCTTGCAGTCCCATAAGTGTTAGCGCATCTTTCTTAGGTCCTTCTCCTATATGTCTAAGCATCTGTTGTAGTAAGTTAAACTGATAAGTCTGGAAGAGTCCTATAGCTTGACCAACTGGACCTTGGAACATCATAGGTCTTTGAGCTGCTAAGTAGTTGCCTTGCGTTCTGTTAACAAAGGTATTGATATAAGCGAGCTGCTCTTGCTCAGTCATAAGCTTTCTAACTACAGCTACGTCAGTCATTTGCTTCATGACATCTGCGGCTACGAACCTGTTAAACTCTTCTGCTAGTCTGTTACCAGTGATAACCTCACCTGCATTACCTGCCTTCCTAGCACCTTCTACAAACTTATTAAGTCTGTTATCCCAAGAAGTAATAGTTTCCTTACCACGATAAGTAATGTTATCTAGCGTACTAAGGTACTGCTCATGTATACCAGTAACATAGCCGTTATCTTTAAACCACTGCATCTCAGGAGTCTTAGTACCGAAGCGCTTAACTGCTTCTCCTATCATCCTTTGAGGTGTAGTTATAGATTCAGTAGAGCCAGGCACCTTAGACTTCATAAGCTTAGCTAGAGCACCTACTGCATCTGCGTCACCTCTGCTTATAGCTCTTACTACTGCTGCTGTTTCTGCGCCAAGCAATACGTTAGCACTGACTGCGTTGTTTACAGCGTTAAGAGTATCCCATCTTAATACTACAGTAGCCATGATACCATTAGCTTTCTGTACCACGTTACTTAGTGCTCCCTTACTAGCCCCTGCATTAGCAAAGATATCCATATCAGCATCGTAAGCTGCACCTTTGTAACCTGCCTTACGCATGATAGCATCTATTTCGCCTAGCTCATTAGCTGACTTAGCTTTAGAGAATACAGAGTCTATCTTCTTATACATATTACTTATAGCATCATCTGCAAATCGGTTAACATTAACCCATACTGGGTAGTCAGATTGCTTAGATACATTCAATGCAGTCTTAACATAGTCAGCAAAAGGATTCTTAACAGAGTCTTCTGCATACTCAGAGAAGCTAGACCTATCAAACTTAGATGTAGCTACGTCAGTATAGTCATCACCTAAACGTCTAAGCTCTTCAAACTGCACTTCATACTTAGAGCTAACTGCTTCACGTACTAAGTTACTTTCTCTCTCCATGTGCCAGCTAAGTACATCTTCTACTATCTTCTTAGGGTCAGTACTAGGTAGCAATGGAGCTGACGTACCTTTACGAGCTGCTTCAGTATCTATATGATTCTTACTAATACTCTTCTCATAATCAAACTGACCTATACTCTTATAGTAATCTTCAGCTTCTCTCTTAGTAAGCACACGCATGTGGTCATTCTCTTTCATCTTACGTATCATTCTATCTAAGTCGTCAGCGTTGTCAGCAAAGAGAGTCTTACTTCTACCTGCACCAGTAACAGACTCATCTATTACGATAGCGAAGTTAGGGTAGTCTCTAGGGTTAGCAGGTATAGGATAGAAAATATCAGGCTCACGGTTAAAGCGAACACCCTGCGCACTTCTTATCTTAGCAAGTCCATGAGTTCTAGCGCTGTTAATCTCTATGTGAGCTTTCATGAGTGCTAAAGTATCTGCATTCTCTATGCCTATAATAGCGTCTTCGGCTAACAAGTCTTGTATAACAGGCTTCTTAGGTATAGCTTCTCCTAACTCTTCTGCTTCCTTAGCCATAGCTGTCCATCTTACAGTAGCTATAGGCTCTAGTGCATCGCCTGCTGCGTTAAGTGCATACTCTACAGGAGTAGCTCGTAACCTATTATTAAGCACAGAGAACTCAATAGCTGCTGCTCTGTTATTACCTAGGCTATATAGCAGTGGCTCTAAGGTAGCAGAGCTACGCTCTTTAAACTTATTGATAGCTCTAAAGGTAGTACGACCTATGTTCTCTACACTGGCTGCAAGCGTACCATAGTTATTAGATGCAGCGCCTAAGAAACTAGCTCCTGCTCCTGTACTATAAGCACCGCTAAATACTCTGCCGCTATCTATATCTTCTAGTAGCCTGTAGATGTCATCACCTAATACATCTGCTGATGCTCTAGCTGTAGCTGCTTGATATAGTTTCTGCTGCTCTTTAATAACAGTAGTACCTTCCACTATAAAGTTATCTATTCCGTCAAAAGGCTTAGTGTTATAAGTCATCTTACTATGCTGAGGTACATTCCATATCTCTACAAGTCCATCTTCAGGCTTACGTAGTCCCTTGTCTAGCAGGCTCTTAGTGAAAGTGTCTGCATGGTCTTGCATAGCCATAAAGTCTTTTCTAGTTAGCTGACCTACTGGACCTTTGACTAACTCGCCACTAAGCGCACTGCTCTTAACATTTAAGATAGCGGCTATCTGGTCTTGGATTAATCCTTTTTCTCCTTTAGCTGCTTCTTTAACAAGTAGCTTATTAGCCATCTCTATCTTCTTAGTAGCCATGAATGTAAAGAAGTCACCATCAATCTGAGTAGTCTTACCGTTCTCAGTAAATCTAACAAACTGCATACCTACTTCATCTACTTCATCTAATACCTTTTCCATAAGAGGGAAGTCATTAATGTCTACAGTAAGTCTCTTAGTAGCATCAGGCTTAAATGTCTCTAGCTTTTGTGCCCAGATATATCTAGCATCAGATTCTAATGCACTAGCTTTCATTATATTCCAGCTGTTCTTAGGCAGTCCTGCTTTCTTACCCATGTTATAAGTAGTACTAAAGTTAAACTTCTTAGCTCCTGCTACTACACCTTTAGCTGTAACCTTAAGCGACTCGCCTTTCTTAAGTAAGTCAATAACACTAGTCACTACAGGAGCTTCTGTTAATACGTCGCCAGCTCTCTCGCCCCACATCTTAGTGTAAGCTGTAGCTAAGTCAACTTTATTATACTCCGCTATCTCAGCAGCGCTAGCTTTGTTATTAGCTATCTTAGTAGCCAGTGTGTTTATCTTCTTCTCAAACTTAGAAGCACCTACAAGTCTGCCCGCATCTGCTAAGCCAAACAAGTTAGCTGTCTGGTCTTGCGGCTTAGTACCTTTAACTGCTGCAAACAAAGTACTAGCTAGCTCTTCATCGCCACCAGTAATCTCAGCCATAGTCTTTCTGACTCTGTTATTAAGCTTCTCTGTCTTGCTCTTAGACGCCTGCTTAAGAAACTCTAAACGCTCAGGAGTTAAGTTCTTAGGCAGTGCAGGTATATTAGCTATCTGCTCTAAGTCCATCACTGCTCTTTCGTAAGGGTCAGACGCCTTAGCTGACTCATAGATAAATGTCCACGGTCTAGCTTCTGTGTTAGATGCTTTAGAAGCAGCCTTAAGAGTACTGTTAATAACTGTAGCATCTATAGCTGTACCTAGTAAGCCAAAGACCCCTGCACTAAATGCTATGTTAGATACTAAGTCTCCCATATCTTGGTTCTCTAGTATAGGAGAGTTAAACATAGTAACTGCTACAGCTGTCTCAAACGCAACAGCTTCTAGTAAGTTCTGCTTAGCTCCTTGTCCTACAGCCTTTAGTGCATTGCCGCTTAGTATACTAAAGCTAGAGCCGTTAGTAGCTACTTCTTTAACAGCCTTATCTAGTAGCACCTGCTTGCTATCCACAAGTAAGCCTAATGCTTTGCCCATGTTGCCGCCAAACCTGCCTGCACCTAATGCACCTTGCAAGCTAGCCTGCCCAGCCTTAAGCATCTTAACTCCACCTAAGCCAGGCACTAAGCTAGACGCAATGAAGCCTACTAGGTCAGCACCTTCTTTGTTATCTTCATAGAACTTAGAGTAGTCGCTATCCAAGTCAGCTATAACCTTAGAGGTATCTAGTCTTTCATAGTCACCTCCAAAAAAGTTACCTACGTCAGGCGCTATGTTATATAACTGGTTAGCACCGCTGATAAGAGAGACACCTATAAATTTAGGTATGCTCTCTATCACATCAAAGGCGCTATCTAAGAACGAGTCGTTACCGTTAGCTATGTTCATACTATCGGCAGCACTAATATAGTCAGGAGACTTTTTAGTACCTCCGCTATTTAGGTATTCTTCAAATGCTGTACCCATTACTCTTCTCCTGCTTTCATAGTCTCTAAGGTAAAGTTATTGCCAGCTTTACTCTTACGTGTAATTAACAACTCCATTACCTTACTTGTATTAGAGAGGTCAAGACTCTTTGAAACGCCTCTTAGGGCAGAGCCTATATCTAGCATACTATCAACAGGCTTAGCGAACGTAGTCAGCGCAGTCATGCCTAGTGCGACCTCACCTGTAGTAACAGTAGCGTTATAATTTATCTGAGGCTTAAGTCCATACTTCTCAAAAGCACCTACACTATTGTTATACCCAATGGCTGCTTTAGCTAGTATCGCTATGCCCATTGCTGCTTCTTCTGGAGTAACTGCTTTAGAGTTAATGCCAGCTACTGCATAAGTAAACAGAGAGTCAGGGTCAAAGTCCTTCTTACCGTTGTTAGCAAGTACCTTCTTATAAAAAGCACTATCTCTAACAGCTGGTATTGTCTTAAGTATATCCATGTTAGGTGCATGGTATGGGTTACTGTTGTCATTAGTCTTAATATCAGCAGTTAAGAAGTCTTGTAACTTGCCAGCCTCTCTATTAAAGTCAGCCTTCTGAGTCTCTTCATCTCTAGGAGCACTGTTTCCTAGCCTGTTATAACTTTCAGCTAAGGCAACAGCAGTGTCTTCTAGTAGCTTGCTACCTTTAGTATCTATCTGTAAGCCATTAGGAGCTATTATAGAGATAGCTTTTTCTGCATCAAACGGGTTAGCTGCTATCTGACCTGAGCCTGACATACCTATAAGTAAGAACTCTTCGTATCTCTTACCTAATGCTCCGCCTGCTTCTAAGCCAGCTAGTATAGCTTCCTGATTCTTTTCGATAGGCACGCCTGCTATAGCCATACCTTCTTGTATACTAGTAGCATAAGTATTTCTTATGTTAGCTAAATCATCACGAGCCTTTTTAGCTAAGTCACGGTCAGAAACTGCTTTAGCTCTAGCCATTGGCATCATAAACGCATTGTTTTCTACAGTCTGTTGTAACTGCTTTATTCTAAGTGGGTCTGTTACCTTACCACTAGCTAATGCATTCCTAGCTTCTTCTGTAGCTATCTGCGCTCGCTCAAAATCTAAAGGAGTCATTTGCTTAGTTCTAGCTAAGTTAACTTCAGCTTGCTCTAAAGACACTTCAGCTGCTTTAAGTTGCATAGGCAGCTGCTCTCTAGCTGTAGCCATTTGCTCTCTAGTAAGTACCATCTTCTCCTCTTGCAAGGCTATGGTATCTGCTTCAGCTTTAAGTCTATACATAGTCATGTTAGCATCAAGCTCTCTGCCGCTAGCATTCATTACAGCAACTAGTGATTGAGAGTTAGATTGCATAGCAGATAGTCTAGCTTGACCTGCCGCTATATCTGAATTAGCTTTTATCTTATCTGAGTTAGCAGCTATAGTACCCTTAGTAACAGTCTTAGCCAAGTTAGCATTCTGTCGGGCAAAGGCATCAGTAGAGCCAGTGAAAGTATTAATCTCATTGACAGTTTGTGCCTGCTCAGATAACGCAGCTTCATACTTAGACTTATTTAAATTAAGATTAAAGTCATTAATCATGTTATCAATAAGTCTAATGCCAGTGTACTCAGTGTTAGCTATCTCACGCTTCTCATTCTCTATATCTTCTAAACGCTGATTATCTACCTCCAAGCGAGCCATTAGTTCTGTCTGAGCGTTTACTCCACCGCCTACATCAAAGGCTTCATTGCTAGCAGTCTGCGACTTAAGTGTAGCGTTCTGAGTAACTAAGTTAATAGTCTGCTCTGCTTCAGAAGCTGCTGTCATAGAGCTAGTAATCATATCAGTTATGTTTCTAGTAGACTCTCTGTTCTTTTTAGACTGAGCTACGAACTGAGAGGTTCTATCCATGTTCTCTAAGATAATGTTCTTAGCATTCTTAAGAGCCATCTGAGAGTCTTTTTCATTTACTACTTCGTCCTCTGTCTCAGGAGCTTCAGTTACTAATGCCGTGTCTGCTTTAAACTTAGCACTATCAGCCCCCTCAACGGAGGGAGCATTCCTTAGTCTAGCTAATATTGGGTTCATGGGTATCTCCGTTAATGGGGGTAATATGTTACAGGTTACAGCTTAGCCACCAATGCCAAACTCTCCGCCAAAACTAGAACTCTTGCCGCTACCTCTAGCATTTCTTTCAGCTTCTGTCTCTTCAGTGCCTTCTGAAGTCTTAACTTTCTTAGCCCGTAGTTTAGCAATCTCACCTACTATATTAGCAGTAAGGTCGCCAGCTTCTAGTGCTGCTACTGAGGAGTTAAACAAGCCAGTACTCTGCTCACCTCCCATGATATCAGCTAAGCCACCGTCAGCACTAAGTAAGTCCTGCACTATCTTATCAACAGCTGCATCATCTATCTCTAGTCCTTCAGTAGATGAGCCGCTAGATCTAATTATCTGGTCAAGGGACTCTTCACTTTCTGAGCTTTCTTTACTCTTACTTGCACTTCCACCTATAGTCATTGTCTTATCCTCTCAGTTATTTATTACGGGTATGTAAAGTAATCTTTAGCTTCGTCTTCATATATCTTAACGAAACCTAACTTCTTTGCAAAGTTACTCATACTGCCTTTCATTGTAGAAGTAGTAAGAGTGTTAACATCAATGTTAGTATCAGTTAACAGCCAGCTCATACCTAGAAGAGCTAACACCTTAGCAGCAGGTAAGCTATTTCTAGGGCAAGCTAAATGACAATCAACAGCATTGTTACCTATCTTCTTATACGTAACTAAGAGTCTATACTGTTGCCAGATAACTAAGATAAACACATTATGCTTATCCTTTACTATCTTAGCTGGCTTGTTATCTAGCCTATTACTTATCTGCTCTTCAGATAGTATCTCTAAGGTCTCTCTCTTAGTTGCGTGCCTGACTGTTAATATGCTCATACAGTTATCTTATATCCCTTGGGTTAGATAGTCAATTGGGGTTAGAGTATTAGCCAGTTAGAGCCGTCAGAGTATACTGTGACAGAGTCTAAGTAAGCTAAGGTAATAGTCTGGGTAGTGAAGTCTATCTGCTCACCAGTAACATGAGTTACAGTGACGGAGTTACCACTCTGGTCTATGCGCTTATAGCTATACTTCTTATAAGTAGCATCCATTGCCTTAGGTAAAATTATAGCTACACTCTGCGAAGCTGCATCTATAACTCCAACTACATCTAAAGTAGATGCAACTATCTGCACAGCGTTATATAAATCTTCTAGTGCATTGTATAGCTCAGGGTCATCTACTTGCGGCACTTGGGCTAAGTTTAAATCTAATGATGAGCTGTAACCTAGAAGTGGCATTATACTCTCCCTGTTATTACGTAGCTAAGCTCTACAGTAACTAAGTTAAACTTACCATTAAGTACTAAGTTATGATTAACTCCATCTACATGACTTAGGAACTCTCTGCTATTAGGTGTAACCTTATAAGGATAAGCTGCTGTAGGCTCATAATTCTTACCATCGTTACTGCTTTCTACAATAAGAGATAAGAATGAATCCTCTGCTACGTTATCTACTGTTACTCCTTGTACACTACAGCGTCTAGTTCTAGTGGCTTGTATCTTGCCAAAGATTACTACACCTTGCCCTTGGTTATCTATAGAGGAGTCTAGTGTCTTACCTATACCAGATGAGTTAATGAATGCTATAGTTTGCTTAGCAGCAGCTACGTTAGTATCTATGTACTCAAAAACACAGGTGTGAGCTATCTTAATCTTACCTAAGCGCTTAAGAGAGGTATCTAATATAAGTGCATGAGTATAACTAATACCGCCTACACCATAAGATACAACTATATATCTTGCACCTATATAAGATATCTTCTTATTCATAGAGCCATCTATATCAGTTAGCTGTAATCCGCTAGGAGGAGATTCAGGCGCACCGCTAGTAGTAAAGTAAGTCTCGTACCTACCTCCCTCTAGGAAGTCAGTAATCTCTGGAAAGACAGTCTCTGCGGTCTGACCATTAATAACTTGCATACCGGCTCTGTTAAATACATACTGGTCAGCAGAGCTAGTCTCATAAGCAGTCTCACTAAGAGATATACCGCCCTTAGCATTCTTAACATCTCTGAACTTAAAGGGAAAGTTACTGTTACCAGTATACGCGCCAGATACAATATTAGCTACTGCATATATAAGTATACCTAAGGAGTTAGCAGTTACAAATAGTATGTCTCCGTTAAGTCCAGCTACAC